CTCGAAGCCACTCTCACACGTAAATGCAACCTCTGCTTATTGACCTTCAACCCCACAAAGGGCAAAGGCTTTGCATACGACACGCAATTCAAGGAACGCGATCAATGGGTGACGTTCCGCTGGAACAGTGAGGAATCGGAACTTGTCACAAAAGAAAGTATTGATCGACTCGAAAGAAAGTACGGAAGAGAGTCAAACTCATTTCGCATTCGTGTCTTGGGATTGCCTCCACTGTCTGGAGAGAATGAAGTTATTCCCTGGGATTGGATCGAAGAAGCAGTTGATAGAGAGCTGGAGCCCCTCTCGGACGATAAGCTCATTTACAGTCTCGACGTTGGAGCCGGGGGAGATGATTCGATACTCCTAAAGAAGCTCGGCCCCCGCGTGTTGAGCCTCGAAGCGAAGGGATACAACGAGAGCACGAAGGTGGTCGATTGGGCTGTGCGTGAAACGCTGGCTCAGCCGCCTACAGTGTTCTTTGGCGATCCGATCGGATGGGGGTGGGGCGTCATGGGTGAGATCGAGCGCCGCGTCAAGCACATGAATGTGGACGTGGTGCAGGTGAACGTCAGCGAGCATGCCTATCAGCCCGACCGCTTCCATAGGCTGCGCGACGAGCTGTGGTGGACCCTGCGCGAAGAGTTCGAGCGCGGCCATCTCAGCATTCCTGATGACCCAATCCTTAAAGGCGACTTAAACGCTCCTCACTACGATGATAGCACAGGCATCATCAAGGTGGAGAGCAAGGCCGATCTCAAGCGGCGCGGTGTCGAGAGCCCCAACCGGGCAGACGCCCTGATGATGACCATGCGGTATGGTGCCAGCGAAATTAGACGCCGGCCTCCCCCGCGTGATAAGGCCCGACAGCGCAGCCGAGAGAGCTGGCGCACAGCTTAACGAAAGGAATCCTTGTGGCCCAAGCAACGAATTCTCCGACATACGAAGAAGATGCCCGCGAGAAGGGCCATGAAGATGACGACTACAAAGAGTTCAGCGCTGAAGCAGATCTCTCTCCCGACGAGAAAGCTAAGCTTGTAGACAAGCTCGACAAGATGTTCAACTACGCCCTGGACAATCCATCCTGGAAGCGTGGCCGAGACAAGATGATCGAGTGCTTCAAGTATCGAGAGGGAGAACAGTGGACGGAAGCCGAGAAGAAAATTCTCGCAGAGCGCCATCAGCCTGACACGGTGAATAACCAAATCAGCGTGGTGGTGAACAGGCTTGTTGGCGATCTCGTCAATCAGCGCTTCCGTGTTGGCTTTGTGGGGCTCAACCAGGAGCCCGATGAAGCCATCGGCAACATCCTCTCCGACATATTCCGCCATATCCGCCAAAGCAACGATATGGAGTTCGAAGAGCGGGATATGGCAGAGGATGGCTTCACGTCTGGGATGGGCTGTCTCGATATCAGCATCGCCTTCGATGACATGGATCAGCCCCAGATCAAGGTAAGGAACGAAGACCCTCTGATTGTCTTCCCGGACCCTGACAGCCGGCGCTACGATTGGAACGAGGATGCTCGTTTCATTGCGCGGGCCAAGTGGTGGAGCATCGAGGAAGCGTGCGAAGTTTATCCACAGGCCGAAGCCGATATCAAGGGAGCGGGCGGATTGTCCCCCTTTGATTCCAGCTCGGGGCAGATTGCCAACGTGGATCACTTCAAGGGCGAGCGCTACGTCGACAAGGACAACGAACGCATTCGAATTATCGAAGTGCAGTACAAGAAGCAGGAGCGCGAACGCCTCTTGCTCCTCAGTGACGGCACTTCGCACCCTCTGCCTGAAGAGGCGAAGGGCAAAGAGATTATGAAGCTGGCAAGAGAGCGCGGCCTTCAAGCCAAGATGCTCAACCGGCTCAAGACAACTGTGTGTGTTGGCGTGTATGCAGCCGGCGTGCTGCTTGAACACAAGGAAACCGACCACAAATACTTCTCGCTGGTGCCCTACTTCGCGTACCGGCGCAAGACAGGGGAGCCTTACTCCCTAATAACACTCGCACTGTCCATGCAGGACGCAATTAACAAGCGAGAATCTAAGGCTCTCCACTTACTCAACACCAACCAGGCCATCTATGAGAAGAGCGCCGTTGACGATCCTGCGCGGTTGGCGGAGGAAAAGGCGAAGCCGGATGGAAACATCGAGCTTCGTGACGGTGCGCTCTCGCAGCAACGCTTCCAGTTCAAGGAAAACCTTGAATTGGCCGCTTCGCAGTTCAATATGCACCAACGGGCGCAGGCCGATCTCTACAGCATTGTCGGGATGGATCAGCGCATGGGGCAGCAAACAGGGGAGATCCGCTCCGGGAAAGGCTTGCAGCAGAAATACGCTGAAGCAAGCAAGCCGGTTGCGACCCTGTTTGACAACATCCGGCGCACACGGAAGATCTTTTCCCGTGTGGCCCTCGACTTCGTGCAGAAATACTACACGGGCGAGAAGATCTTTCTCATTACGGACGACGAGAACGCTGCCAAGCAGGTGGGCATTAGTGCCGACCAGATGGCACAGATCAAAAATGGGCTCTATGACGTAGTGGTGACGGAATTCGAGGACGATCCAAGCACGCAGGACGAGCATTTCCGCATTCTGATGGAAACTCTCCCGCAGCTCTTGCAGTTCCCGGCTCCCTACACCGCCGAATTGCTCAAAGCTTCGCGTATCCGCAACAAAGAGGGGCTTCTCAAGGTGCTCAGCGAGCCGCAAGGCCCGCCGCCTGTACAGCCTAAGCTCAATTTGCAGGCCAATCTCGATATGCTTGAGCCTGTAGAGCGTGCCGGCGTGTGGCAACTCGCTGGCAAGCCTGAAATCGCTGATGCCGTCATGCAAATCAATCCCCAAACAGTGCAGGCGGCGAAGTCCGCCACTGAATTGGCGAAAGAGCAGATGAAGAGCAGCGGTCAGGGCGAGCAACAGCGTGTGCAGCTCGAAATGGAGCAGGCACAGATGGATGCTCAGCTGAAGCAAGAAGAGCACCGCATGAAAATGGAGGAGATGGCAGCGAAGCATCAGCTAGAGATGGAGAAGATCCAGATGGAGATGCAGAAGATGCAGCTTCAGATGGTAGTCGCGCAGAACACACCACAGAAAACGGAAAAGGCAGGGAAATGAAAAAGCACGTAGCAGTATTGTTTTTCATTGGATGGTTTTTCTCTATGCGGGCGAGCGTCGGGCCTGGAATCAAGGCCACCACCACGGTGGGACCCTTCAGAAACCAGGCGGGCTGCTCTGCCTATCGGGAAGAGATCGTTGAGAGCCTGAAAGCTGTTGGCTTCCAGGGCGTGGTTGACGATTGCGTTGAGCGAAAGGGTGCCTAATGTGGAATTTACTGATCGGCCCAATCGCTGAAGTGGTGAACACCATCCTCAAGCGCATTCTCCCCGCCGAGAAAATGTCAGAGGAAGAGCGGGCTAAGTTAGAAGCCCAAGTTACCCTAGAACTCGCCAAGCAAGATTGGCAAGGTATCCTGGGTCAGCTGGAGATCAACAAAGAGGAAGCCAAGAGCCCCCACTGGTGGGTGGCCGGCTGGCGTCCCTTCGTTGGATGGGTGTGCGGTACGGCTTTCGCCTACCACTACATCGTCCAGCCTCTCCTGGGCTTTGTGCTGGTGGCAGTCTATGAGAATCCGCTTGGAAGCAACCTTCCAGTGTTTGACATGGACAGCTTGCTCACCGTGCTCCTCGGTATGTTGGGGCTAGGCGGGCTGCGTACATTCGAAAAATACAATGGGGTGACCCGTGGCTAGAGAATTCCGCGTCGGCTTCGACAAAATTAGCGATCCTCAGACAATCACACAAGAGAACGTCAAAGCGTTCAAAGAGCAAGATCTCGACATTCACAGACACGAAGTTGAGAAGTTAGAAGATGACCATGGCAAGCGGGAGCGAGTCTACCGTGTGAAGAACACGAAATACTTCGGCCCCTGGAGCCATCGCGGATAAGCGGCCAGCAGGGGGGCCATAGCCTCGCATAGAGGCTTCCCCCGGCACCGCTTGCATGACACCATCATCTAACCAAGACCGACCATCCCTCCTGGCCGGAATGCTGGTGAAAACCCGGCTGGTGTCTTCAATCTGCTATATCATATAGCGGATACCCAATTTTATACGTTAAAGTGTATTTTCCATCTCAGCGTTCACCCGCAGCGCATGTTCACTAAAAATGAACAAGCTTCCTGCAAATCCAATTGATCGCTGAAGGAGTGTTCATGGCAGTAACAGAAGGCACGAGCGAAAGCTCTGCAACGCCCCTCGATTCATTGTTCAGTCACGATTCGGAGCCGAGCGTCGAAAAGACCTCCTCAAGCGTCGAAAACGACTCCAAAGAAGACGGTGAGGGCGAAGCTTCTCAGAAATTCCCCGAGTCTTCGTCGGATGAAAAACCGACCGACAAAGAGGCAAAGCCTGAAAAGCAAGCACCGGTTGTCAAGAAGGAGACTGAAAAGACTCCTGACGTGAAAACTGATGCTAAGACGGAAGGAGAGCCCACCCCGGAGCAGAAAGCTGCGAAGGAAGCGGAAGAAGCGAAGAAGAAGTGGGAGAACGACGAAAACCCATTCTTCAAGCGCTACAGGGACACGTCAGCCAGCTGGCAGAAGGAGCACCAAGAAAAGCTTCAGCTCCAGCAAGCAGTGGCCCAGATGCAGCAAGAGATGGGCGTCATGCGCAAGATTGCGGATGGCACCTACGATCCTGAAGTGGATGACCCGGCGAAGCATATCACCCCCGAGGCGATAGCGTCCCAGGCCCTCACTGTCGGCAAGGCGTTGTCGTCCAAAGCGGCGATGATCGAGCAGCATGGCAGTGAAGTGGTTGAGCAGAAGTTGGCTCAGTTTCACGAGCACTTCGGCGGCAACCAGATGGTTCAGGCTCTCGTGCTGAATTCCGATTCCCCCGTACACGAAGCTTTCCGTGTGATGGAACGCCTGGAGTTCGAAACCAAGTACGGCAGCTCGCCTGCTGATTGGCACAAGAACATTCGAGCCGAAGCTGAAAAAGAGCTTCGGGAGAAACTCAAGGCTGAAATCACCGAAGATCTCATGGGCAGGGCTGATAAGAAGAACAACACCCCGCGAGGACTCTCTTCCCCTCGTGGGAGCAATGGCCTCAAGGCAGGCAACAAAGTTGCCGGCCCTAAGTCATTGGGCGATATATTCTCTCGATAAAGGAAGGTACTCAAATTGTCTTACATCGAAATCCTCACTGGTAACGGGCTGACCGCTGAACAATGGGAAGATAGCATTTTCAGCGAATACATCGGCATGCTCCAGTGCAAAAAGTTCATGGGCACCGGCACAGACAGCATCATCCAGGTCAAAGAAGACCTGATTAAGAAAGCTGGCGATGCCATCACTATCGGCCTCCGTGGTCGTGTGGTTGGCGGCTTGGTGTCGGGGAACGCGAAAGCCATCGGAAACGAAGGCACGCTGTCCTTCTACAACCAACGTGTCGAAATCGACAACATTCGTCGGGCGATCAAGTTTGAAGACATCCCCATGTCTCAAAAGCGCACGATGTTCAACGTGCTGAGCGAAGGCAAGAGCGCGTTGGAAGACGAATTCGCGGTCGACTTCGATGATGATGTGATCGAAGCGTTGACAGACCACGCCTCTGGCCGCGTTCGTGGGCGCTATCTGTACGGGGCTGCGGATTCCAACTGGAACGCCACGCATGCCACCGCGCTGACGAACATCGACGGCACCAACGACATGCTCACCACGAACATGATCGGCATCGCAAAGCGTAAAGCTTTGATCCCGGTCAATGCCACTGCGAAGATCCGCCCCTCGCGTTTCAAGATGGGCAAAGACTTCGAGCAATGGTTCGTTCTGTGGGCTCACACCTACGCTCTCAGGGATATGGTGAACAACGACGCTGCTTGGCGTAACCGTGAGTTGAACCTCACGCCTGCCGGCACGGGCTCTGTGTTGTTCTCTGGCTCCGCGTTCAAAGGTGCGTGGGAAGGCGTCATGGTTTACGAGAACGAGCGCTTGCCGCTGATCTCGTCCACCGTTCAATGCACCGAAAACTTGCTCTTGGGAGCGCAGGCTGCGGCAGTTTGTTGGGGCCAACGCACCAAGTTCAACGAAGAGGAAGCAGACTTCGGGCATGACATCTCCTACGAGCTGCATGAAATCCGTGGCATCGAGAAGCTGGTGTTCAACCGGAGCACCGAAGAGGACCATGGCGTTGTGCATGTTTTCTCGTCTGCGGTTGCGGACTAACCGTAACTAAGAAAGGAGTTAAAACATGGCTCAAACTGCTCTTTCTCCCACTCGCGTTGAAGCGGTGGGCTCGATGACGAAGCTGGTGGTGGGTGTGGCTGGCGGAAGTGGTACGACCACAACTGTCACCATCCCCGGTGTGAAGGGAATCAAAGCGGTGATCGTGAGCGGGGCTACGTCAGCTACCGCGCCCTATTGCGACACGATCTCGACCAACACCTTCACCGTCACACATGCTTCGAGCGATCTGTTCACGTACATCGCGTATTGCGATGGTGGCATCTAATTTACCTGTAGGGGGAAGCCAGTTTGGGAAGCCTAGTGAGTTGTCCCGGAGCTTCCCCCGACTAACTAAGGAGAATCATAGTGGCAATCGTTAATCTTCGCCCCTTCTACGTGAAGCTGGTGAACACCCGCACAAAGCGCCCCATCGATGACGACACGGGCGTGTTCCAGGTCTACACCGCTGGCTCCGCTGCCCGCGCTACGATCTACAATGCGGCTGGCACGCAGCTCACCCAAGAAGTGGTCGGCACTTCGTTCATCTCTCGCACGATGACGGACGGTACGTTAGAGTTCTACACCGACCGTAGCGTTTCGAGCGTTGACGTTACTATCCTCACCGCTGGTGGGCGTTCGTACTTCCTGAAGAGCCTCTCGGCTTCGCAGCATCGTGCGGACGTTGACCCGGAACAAACCGAGTTCACCCTCGTCGCTGCTTTCAACGACCGGGCGAGCTGCACCACTGTTCGTCCGTTGGGCTTCCGCCTGCGGCGCGGCATGGTGGTCAAAGACGTGTTGGTTAAAGTCACTGCGGCCTTTGCGGGCGCTGCGGCTGCTTCCAACCGCTATAGTGTGGGGCGTTCGGGAGCCGCAACTGGCTTCTTGAACAACATCACGCTCAGCTCTGTGGGTTTCAAAGTTGGCTCTCCGTCTGTTTCGACCACGGGCGTTGTCCTGGCTTCGCGCTACGGTGCAAGCTTGGCGCAATTCCATGCTTCGAGCACGGCGTTTGTCGACTACTACATCCGCAAGAACTACATCGCGGCCACGGCCACGGCGTCGAATAACCTCGTTGTGAAACGTCAAACTGCGGCTACCTTAACCCATTCGTTCACCAACACTGGTGTCAGTGGCGCGGGCAAAGGCTACATCTACTACATGTACACTTTGCTCCCCACCGAATTGGCAAGTCAGTAATCATCATTGGAGGGAAATGATGGATCAGCAAACACAGGCCGAGTTTCTACGCGGGAAGTATGAAGCTTCTCGCGTAGCAGCTCTGGCTGTTACCAGCAAAATCAAGAGCGGGGAATATCCTTTAGTGGATGTTCCCTGCTTTTGCGGTTCTAGGGACGCAGAGGTATTGGGTGAGCATGAGCGCTACGGCATTCCAGCTCGCATCGTGCTCTGCAAAGAGTGTGCGCTCATTCGCATCAATCCGCGAATGACCCAGAAGGCCTACACGGCCTTTTACAACGATCATTACCGAAAGTTAAATTCCCCTAAGCTCCTCACCCCCAACATCACCAATTTGGAGGAAGAGGAGATGGGCGTCTTCAACCGGCAGATGGAAAAGGGCGAAGGCATCATCAAGAAGATGCTGGAGCAAGCCATTCCAGCCCCCAAGAGGGTGCTGGACATTGGCTGTCATGTCGGCGGGATGCTTAAGCCCTTTGAAGAGCGCTTTGGTTCGGAGCTATGGGGTGTGGAGATCGATGAGGCCAGCGCAACCCATGCGCACGAGAACGGAGTGGCGGTCGTCCCTACAGTGGACGCCCTGATCTCCCGAGGGCTTAAGTTCGACTTCATTATCATGCAGGACGTGTTGGAGCATTACACAGATCTCTACGATCTGCGTAAGGTGCGGGAGTTGATGACCCCCGACTCGTTCCTCTACATCTACACGCCTGGGCTGTTCCGTGCAAACATCCACAGCAACCTACAGATTGCGCACACTTTCTATTTCTGTGCGAACAATCTACATTGGACTCTTACGGAGCTAGGCTTCCACGTCACGTTCATCGATGAGGAATGCTACGCTTTCTGCCAGCGTGTTGAAGGGACTGTCATCAACAATCCTAAGCCAACGGAGTGGGTGGAATATGTGCGAGATGAATGGGAAGGGAAAGACTTGCGCAAGATGCCGCCCTTCAGCGGGGTCTGCAAGTTCACCAAAGAAGAGCTGTACGGGAACATGCGCGACGTGTTCGCAAGGAAGCTCCCCGATCTCTCAGAGATCACCCAGACGCAGCACGGAGGAGTGTGCATTGTCGCTGGCGGACCTTCCATTGACGGAGAAGTGGACACCCTCCGAGAGCTACAAAAGCAGGGTATGCAAGTTATATCCATTCTGCGGATGTATCCTTGGTGTGTCCAGCACGGCATAGTGCCCGACTACGTGGTGAGTCTCGACTGCACTGACGACCAAGTGAATGGCTTCAGTGAGAAGGCTCCTGGAGTCACGTATCTGTTCGCCTCTGTGACGAATCCCTCTTTCCTCGACCAAGTGGTGGGGGAGAAGATTTACATCTTCGATAGCAGGGATGATCGGAAGATCCAAGACCTGCGCAGGGATGCGGGCTACACCCGCTGCTCCGTCGTAAATGGCGGGGGCAGTGTGGCAATCTGCTCCATCTCTCTTGCATTCAACCTTGGCTTCCGCGAGCTGCACATCTTCGGGCTCGACTGCATGATGCCTTCCGTTGAGAAGACGCATGCGGACGGCATCGCCGGCAAGAGCATCGACGTGCGCCCGCTGCCTATCGAGATCGCAGGGGAGACAATCCTCACCACAGGAGCCTGGCTGGAATTCACCAACCAAGCCCTGGACCTGATCTCTGTCGCGCAGCAAGAGGGAGCGCTGGACAAGGTGCAATTCCATGGGGAATGCCTTGCAAACAAATTGTGGGATGGAACCTTCTCGGAGGGAGAATGATCTTTCCAAAAGACTCAACTTTCATTATCGGTGAGATTGGCGTCAACCATAACGCCAGCATGGACATTGCGAAGGAGCTTATCATCGGGGCGGCTGAGGCCGGCGCGAACGCTGTCAAGTTTCAGAAGCGCACCCCGCACATGAGCCTCCCGCCTGAAAAGTGGGACGTGATACGCGACACCCCTTTCGGGCCAATGAAGAGTATCGAGTATCGGCAGAAGATGGAATTCAGCTGGAGCCAGTTCGAAGAGCTGATGAGTTTCGCATGGGAGCGGGGCCTCTATTGCTTCGCCTCGCCGTGGGATATTCAAGCTGCGAATGGCCTCGCGTCCATTGGCAATCCGATCTACAAGGTGGCCTCAGCCACCCTCACAAACATTCCGCTCCTCGAAGCTATTGCCGCGATCAAAGCCCCTGTGATCGTCAGCACTGGCATGAGCGATCTCGACATGGTACGGAAGGCCATCGGCATCTTCCAAAGCCATGGGGTGCCCGAGTTGGGCATCCTGGCATGCACAAGCACCTATCCCGCCCCCGTAGAGAGCCTTAACCTTCGGCGCATCTACACGCTGAAGAACATGTACCCGGAATGCGTTATCGGCTACTCCGGGCATGAAGTGGGGCTCTGGACGACTCTCTGCGCCGTGGCGATGGGCGCTCGCATTGTCGAGCGTCACATCACCCTGGACAGGGCCATGAAGGGCTCAGACCATGCGGCCTCTGTCGAACTGCGCGGCTTCGAGCTGCTGTGTCGTGAGATCCGGCAGTTTGAAGCCGCTCGCGGTGACGGTGCTCTAAAGATTCAGGAGTGTGAGTATGCTGACATTGCCCGTTTACGAGGATCTCCTTTCCCCCTCACCGGGGCGACGAGGCACCAATGAGAACAGTGTGCATAGTGCAGGCTCGGATGGGCAACACCCGATTGCCTGGGAAGAACGGAAGAATGCTTTGCGGACTGCCGCAGATCTGGCACGTCTTAAAGCGCATATCAAGAGCTTCGACCTTCACGGAGATCATGCTGGCGATCCCCCACGAGAGCAACGGTGGGATACAGATCGACGCAGCCCGCTCTCTCGGTATTCCGTATCTCGACTACCGTGGCGATCCTAACGATCTGGTACATCGCTACGCTCTGGCCGCTGATATCATGGACGCTTCTGTTGTTGTACGCATTCCTGGTGATAATACTCTGGTGGACCCGGACGAGATAGACCGCATCGTAAATTATTACAATGCGAATCCATGCTCCTGGGACGTGCTCACCACCAACCTAGACAGGAACGTGCTCGACAACGGGTATCCAGCCGGCCTGGGAGCGGAAGTGTACGACGCTCGCTACTTTCAGATGATCGACAAATTGAAGCTCCCCAAGCACCAGCGGGAGCATCCTCACAAGTGGGCCTTCGAAAACTTCAAGGTGAGAACGATCAGCGCTCCCCCCTACATCTACAATCCAGGGGTGAGCTACTCCATCGACACGGAGGCTGATTGGGCGTTCACGGAGGAGATCTACGAAGCCCTCTGGCGTAACAATCCCGACTTTCGCATCCGCGATATCAATCAGTATGTAGGAGAAAAGCATGGCTAACGACATTACCAACAATCCACTTGTGCTCGATACGGCAGCGGCCACCGCTGTCATCAGCAATCTTTTCCGCATCACAGCCATCAAGTGGACGGTTGATGCCGGTGCCACTGACAACGACACGGTGGTTCTCACCGACAAGAATGGTAAGGTGATCTACGAAGAGATCCTCACCGTCATCACGAGCGGCATGACGCAGGCTCCTCCGATCAGCTTCCCTATCCCGCTGAAGTGCAACGGCTTGATTTGCCCCACGCTTAGCGGCGGCAAGGTGTACGTTTATTGGGAAGGCCAGCAGCCCACGGCGTAACCATGAGAAAAGACAATCGCTATGACAGCTTGATTCAGTATTACGCTGAGGAGAATGGCTTCCATGGCAAAGAGTGGTTCTGGCTGAAGGCTCAGATCAAAGCCGAGTCCGCATTCAACCCTACTGCCAAGTCAGGCGTGGGCGCGAAGGGGCTCGGCCAGTTTATGCCTCCCACCTGGGGGGAATGGGGCAGAGGGCAGGACGTGTTCAACCCGGAAGCCAACATCGAAGCGCAGGCTCGATACATGAAATGGCTCCTCGGTCGCGTTACCACTTGGGACTGTGCCTTCGCCGCTTACAATTGGGGCATTGGCAACGTGCTGAAGGTGTGGCAGAACAGCAATTGGAAGAACACGCTTCCCAAAGAGACAAAAGACTACATCGTCCGCATCAATCAGTATCACGAGGAGTATCTCAATGGCAATTAGCACAATCAGCATCAGCACCCCTTCGGGGCTCTACAAGTATCGCAACACCGATCTTGCAGAAACCAAAGACGGCGTTGACAACTCCTCGGGAACGATCCACAGCATCCTGGTGGACAACACAGCCAACGCTGGCGCAGCCAGCTACCTGAAGCTCTGGGATCTGGCTGCGGGCTCCGTCACAGTGGGCACCACCGCTCCTGATTACATCCTGAAGATTCCTGCGGCCACCAAACGTTATGTCGTGTTCCCTGAAGGCTTGGCCTACGGCACCGGGCTCGTCGCGGCCTGTCTCACAGCTGGCGGCACTGCGGGCACTACAGGCCCCACGTCAGACGTGATCGTGGAGATCATCTTCGAGACATAAGGGGGAGCGATGTTCTACCCTCAGCAGCAGTATAAGCAGCAGGAGTATGCGCAGAACCCCTACCAACAGCAGGGCTATGCGCAGAATCCTTATCAGCAGAATCAGTATCAGCAGCAGAATCCTCAGCAGCAAGCCTACGCACAGAATCCCTATGCGCAGCAGCAGTACAAGCAGGAGCAGTATCAGCAGCCTGATTACGGGATGAGCCCTTTCGGGCCAACGAGCATGGCTTCGCTGTTCTTCAATCGCACCACACCGACAAGGAGCAGATATGGCAGATGACGCTTCCAGCGAATTAGCAAAGGGTATTCTTCGGAATATCATCCCGCTCGACACACCGGGCATGAACAAGGCCGCGCAGGGCATGAACGACACCGTGATACAGCTCTTGCAGCGTCTAGGCTTAGCCAAACCACCGGCTCCGCCGCTCAACGCTCCTCTCCCCCGCATGAATCCAGCGACGGGTCAAGTGGAGTTTCCGCCTAACTATCAAGGACCGAGATAATGGCTACAGGGTCAACAGCAGATTTCGCTCTCACACGCAATGAGGTTATCGCGTCGGCCCTGCGCAAGATCAAGGGCTGGCCGGAAGACGGCAACCCTCCGGTTCATAAGCTGCGCGAAGCTATCCGTGCGCTCAACAACTTGCTCCGCTCCGAGGACCTGAAGCAGACAGGCTTGGCGAAGAGCGCTTGGGCTCTGGACACGGCCTATCTGCCCCTAGCGGCAGGCCGCTACATCTTCAGCTCAAACGAAGACCTTCCGCTCATTCAGGAGCTGATCTCCGCCACTGTGCGCGGCACAGATGGGGATGACAGCGATCTCTTGGATATCATCTCTGCGGAAGCTTATTCCAGCCTGGTGCCGAAGAACGACACAGGCGATCCGCTGAAGCTCTATCTGAAGCGGGCTCGCTTGCTCAGCGATCAACGGCTTTATCTCTGGCCCGCTCCTTCGAGCGTCACAGCCGGCGATAGCGTTGTGCAGTCCGACTACACGTACACCTGCATCCTGAAGCACACGGCTTCTTCGGAGAATAAGCCTGGCAGCGGAGCCAGCTGGCGGCTGTTCTGGATTCAGGGCGATGAAACCCTCACGGCTGACACATGGGCTACATCCACGGAATACGACAATGGAGACTTACTCGTACTCACTTACAAGCGGCCTCTCTACGACTTTGACAGCCAATACGATAATCCCGATTTCCCTCTTGGGTGGGAAGATTATCTTATCTACAAGTTGGCTGTTCGGCTGGCCCCCGATTACGATCTCGGGATGGAGCAACGACAGCAGCTTAGACAGGATCTCGCTGCCCTCGAAGCTGAGCTAGTGCCGGCAGCTCGTGAGAAAGTGAACACCATGCACAATCATGCGAGGTTTTTCTAATGGCTGATTTGCTTTACACTGCCGTACTGGAGCGTTTCACAGATGAACAGTTTGATGAAGACTTCGAGTTTAGTGGCTACATTCCAGAGAGCACTACTGTATTCAGCGCTGTTGTGTATGCTGTTAATTCCACCGGGGCGAACGTCACGGACGACCGTGTTGTCACCCATTCCATTAGTGGAACGGTGGTGACGGTGACGCTTCGCGCAGGCTCTACAGAAGGCCCCTACCTGATTAAGGTGGTGGCGACTTCCACTTCCAACGTGCCCTCTGTGCAGACGAAACTCCTGAACGTCACTGCTCCGGGGCTTTATCGATAAGGGGCGTGAACCATGGCTTCGGCAACTGAGCAAGCTACTCCCATCACGGGCTTTAAGGGGCTCGACAAGTCTCTCCCTGTTCCAAAGCAGGGCTACACCCGCTCGCTCAAGAATGTCCTGATAAACCATCAGAACGTCCGTGGCAGAGGCGGGGTGTCTTACAGCAGCACCTTCGGCGGGGCTATGTCGGAGAGCGCTCTCCATCTGATGCCTCATGTGGCAGACAGCACGTTGGCGACAACCCTGCTGCGCATCGGTCCTACGAAAGTGGAGAAGAGCACGAGCGGGGCCTGGTCTGATATCACCGGCACAGCGCTAAACGGTGCAGCTGGCGATAAGCCTCAATGGGCAAACTTCCGAGGCACGCTTTACTTCGTCAATGAAGGCAAGGACAATCCACGGAGCTGGACAGGGAGCGGCAACACAGCTGCAATCGCATCAGGCACCGCTCCGAAAGCCAAGGGCATCATGTCCTATTACGGCTTCCTCTTCTTGCTCAACATCTATGACACGGCTGCGTCAGCTTTCGCTCCGCGCCGTGGGCAGTATTCAGAGACACCTGACACCGATTGGACGCAGTGCGCAGCCAACCTAGTCAACTTCAATGAGACACCGGGAGCTGTGCTCGCCGGCATCCCTTGGGGCGAAGCTGCGATGATAATGAAGGAAGACGGTGTGGTGGCTTTGCGGTGGGTGGGCGGTCAAGTGCGCTTCACACAGCGGCTTGTCCAGGGGGCTCCTGGAACGCTGGCTCCCTACAGCTGTCAGCCTATTGGAGATAAAGGCGTCATCTACTTGGGGGACGACTACCAGCTCGGGCTCGTCAATCCCAACTCCTTCGAGCCGCTGCCCCCTAACGTGACGGACATTCTACAGAACGATCTCTACAAGGCGGGCGTAGCCAACTGCCGCACCGCTGTGATGGATGACCGCAATCTCTATTGCTTCTTCTTCCCGCTCGATTCGAGCGGCAACACGGGGCGGATTGATTTCAACTACCAAACCGGCGAGTTCGCCTACAGCACCTACAGCACTTCACAGCCGTGGAGCGCTGTGCAGATGGTGCGCTGGACGAAGACAGCGGAACAGTCGTTGATCGGACAGAGCGCTACGATTGCTTACACGATGGACAGCGCCACGGACAAGCTGGACAACATCAGCGCAAGCAGCACTGCCAGCGTGAGCCGCTACTACGACACGGATTGGATGCGGCCCTCCGAGATGGCTTCTGCCTTCACGGGAGCCACCTTGGTGTTCGAGTCTAACGCTTACGCGAAGTGTGCGTTGAGCGTGGCAGTCGACCACAAGAACACGTTCCGCTACCGCAAGGTGTACGATCTGAAGCCCAAAGCAGCCGGCGATGAATACACCAACGTGCGCTATGACCTTCCCCCTATCGAATGCGAATGGGTGAACGTCCGTATCGAGTTTCTTCCCAACGTGTCCAGCTCCCCGGTGCTCCGCTCTGGGGCGCTGCATTTCATCCCGAAGAAGGATCACCGCGACGTGCGCCGGTCGGCTAACATGACGGAGGAATAATGCATAGTGTGCTCAAGATTGGCGACAAGAAGATCCTAGTCACGCATCCCGAAGGCACAGAGCTGAAGATGGAGGGCAGCGTGCTCTCAGCAACCAGCTCCTCTCACCGATCCCTGGAAGCGCAGCTTAAAGAGCAGATGGGGCAGGAAGGCGTGCAGTGGGGGGATGCTATCGCTTGGGCCACCAAGAAGCTTGGCATCGAGGCCTGTGCCCCCTGCAAGGCTCGCCAGAACATCTTGAATCACGCAAAGCAGCTTGGCATTCGGGAAACCATCAAGCAGATCAAGGACACATTCAATGTCGGCAGCTGATTTCACTAACGTCAGGGTGGAGAGCAAGTATTACGATTCGGTCATCATCCGCTACAGCTATGCGGGCGCTGGCACGATCAAGCTATACCGCTCTACAGACGGCAGCTCCTACTCTGCGCTGCAAACCATCCCTGCGGCCTATGGCAGCTATCCGACGCTTACGGATATCACCGTGTCTGCGTCTACGCTTTATTATTACAAGTTCACTGACGACAACGGCAGCACGTTCTCCTCGGTGGCTTCTGTGAAGACACAGACTCAGTTTCCTCCAATCGACTTGACGCCGAAAGCTTTGACGCTCCCTGTGTTCACAGGGGACAAGGACGTTGACGCTGCGAACCTCGATCTCATGCGGGCTCAGATTGAAGCCTACGTGAATGGCGACTATGGAGCCTCTCCCCGCAAGACATGCGAAGTCTGCGTTGAAGACGGAGCCCTGGTGCTTGATTGCGCCACGGGCTGTTTTGCATTTGTCGTGCAAGGCGCTGATATCGCTGATATCAACAGCCTCTCCATCAACTGCGAGAAGTTTGAGATCACTTTTGATGTGCCGGATGGTACGTCCACTGAGGTGTGCGGATGGGACCCAGGGGCCGGGTATCGAGGGGACGAGTGCTTCCAGGCTCCAATCGATGGCCCTGTGACGCTGCCGATCACGATGATCCAGCAGACTCCTTGCCCAGGAGAGCGCACCTATTACGTGTCCGCTCCTTGCAAGGGGGACTACGTTTATGAATGCTATGACCGAGACAGCCGCTTCCATTCAGCGAATCGGAATCTCTCTGTGACGGACTGTACGTGTGCCGCGATCTTCGATGGCAATACGGCAATGTCGTCCAACGGCTTCACTTGGGTGATGCGCTCCGGCTGGAATACAGGCTGGTCGACGCTCGATCATCAGGGCGCAGCTGGCATGTCCATGTACTTCGCCCGCGTCAATTCCAGCTGCGCTGGTGCGCCGGGGGCTGCTAACATTCTTCAGTATAGCATCGGTGGGTTTGGCGCAAACGCTATGTCCTATTCGGTGGAAGGCAAGCCGCTGTTTGGGTTCGCGGTGAACGTGCCGGCAACGGCTACTCTTCGCTCCTTCACAGGGCATGTTTTGCTGTTCGATTATATCAACAGCCGCTTTACGTGGGGGCGCTATACCAACGCCGATCTACACGCGGGGACTATGCCCACCGTGATTAGTACGCTCGCAATGAGCGCAATCACGCCAACGCAGATCTCGCTGATTATCGACGCCACCGGTGGCAACACTTACAGCCTGTACGATGTTACGTTCGACAATGACACCCAGAGCGAAACCATAGCCCACAGCTCGATTAGCTTAGGCTCTGAGCCCTTGGGGTTTGGTGTGTTTTGGGTGGCTAATAATAATACGGGGGATCACACAGCCCGTCTTTCGACGGGAAAAGAACAAGTAATGCTTTGGTGGGGGTAGAATGAAACCAACACAGAAATATGCGTGGGATCTGATCGACTCCCCCCTACGCTTCAACGAGGTCACAGCTCCCACTGCCGCCCAGATCCAAGCGAACAGCTTGGCTCTCTACGCGAAGGACAAAGCGGGCGTAAGCAATCTCTACTTCAAGGATGACGCGGGCGTTGAGCATGACATAGGGCTTCTGGGCTCAGGAGCCGCAGCCCTCACGAAGGTGGATGACACAAACGTCACCCTCACCCTCGGGGGCTCTCCTACAGTGGCCCTGCTTGCTGCTACGAGCATCACAGTGGGCTGGACGGGCACGCTGTCAGCCGCCAGGGGCGGCACCGGCGTGAGCAGCTTAGGCAACGTCACAGCGGGCAGCTCGAAGATCTCTCTCGGCGGCACGCCCACAGGGGCGGTCATCAACTCCTTCAGCATCGATGTCAACCAGGCCAACCTTGACCACGGCAGCATTGGCGGGCTCTCGGACGACGATCACACCATCTATCTCCTCGCAGCAGGCACCCGTGCTCTGACAGCAGATTGGGATGCCGGCAGCTTTGAGATTCGGGCTCAAACTTTTGAGAGCGACGTAGCCACGGGCACAGCTCCGCTGGTGATTGCCAGCACGACGCTGGTGTCGAATCTGAATGCCGACTTGCTTGACGGACAGCATGGCAGCTACTATCTCGACAGCGCCAACTTCACGGGCACCAACTGGACAGACCTTACGGACGGGGGCGCAACCACGCTCCACAGCCATTCGGGGAGCGGGAGCAGCAGCAGTGGCGGCGGGCATGCACATGGCATCACGCGGCTTACAGGCGATGGCTCCACCACTGTATTCAACTTGCTCGACATAGCTGAATACTTGGAATTCGCCACAGACAACGGCTCGATGATGGACCCGCTCAACTATACGCTCAGCGCTGATGGAAGCCAGATCACTTACGCTACAGCTCCCACGGCAGCGCATTTCATCGAAGTCAACTACGTCATCATGGGGCTCTAATGAGTACACCAGGCAGCATTTGGCATAGCGATCTAGCGCTCCTTACATCAGGCGATGACCATACGCAGTATGCCCTGCTTGCAGGGCGGAGCGGTGGGCAGACGCTAATCGGGGGCACAGGCTCGGGGGACGATCTAACGCTTCAGAGCACGTCCCACGGCACGCGGGGCTCCGTATTGATTACCAACGACGAGTTTGTGATTGGCGGCTCTCGCACCATGTCCACCCTGGAGAAGGGGCACATGGAGATTACAACCACGATCACCAACAGCGCCACAACCATAGCCGGCTTGTGGTGCAGGCCCACGTTCTCAGGCAATAGCAGCTTGCCGATTGGCATCATCGCGCAGCCTACGTTCACGCCAGGCGCAAGCATCAACGAAGCTATCGGCTTCTGGTGCGATGCTCGTGTGAGCCCTGGCAACTCAATCACCATCAGCCTAGCCGAAGGCGGGATGTCGCGGCTGATCTACTCGGACGTAGCGGGAGCTGTCACCACGGGCGTCACGCACACTATCTCAGCGCCTGAAGTGCAGGGAGCCCTGCTGCCCACGCATCAATACGGCTTGAACATCGCCAACCAGGGGGTGGCTGGCATGACCAACGCCTTCGGCTTGCAGGTGGTGGCACAGGCGGGGGCCACGAATAACTATGACATGAGCTTCACCACAGTGGACACCACAGCAGCCGGTGCTTACTACGGACGTGTACCAGTGCTTTACAATGGCCTGAAGAAGTACGTTCATCTCTTCAGCGCATAGGAGGACCATGGCAATTATCTCAATCACAGTTCCAGACAGCGCTCTGCCTCGGCTACGCGCTGCCTTTGGGCATCCCGATCCAGTGACGCCAGGGGCGTGGGTGGATGCAACGAACGCAGAAGTGATGGCGGCAGTGAAAGCAGGGCTTAAGAGCAAGGTGATCGATCACGAAACCACGCTCGCTGCTATGAATGATAGATCTATTCGCAGCTCAGAATCTTGGTAGGAGGAAACATGACCATAGATGACCGCGTAGCCAAAGAACTCGGCTCTCTAACGCTGCTCGTTTTGCGGCTTCAGACAGAAGTGGACTTGCTTAAGCAGAAGCTTGAAGACGCAGAGAAACAACACAAGGATCAGTAATGGCGAACACAGCTCTTAATCGCTCCGTTGTCGCGCTGCTCACGAACAAGTCGGGCGGCAACCTAGCCTATGGGGACGTGGTGGTAATCTCCACGGGGACAGCCTCGGCATTCACCACCACCACCACGGGTGCTTACCTTACCACAGGCATCGGTGTTATCATCGAGCCCAATGGTATAGCAAACGATGCCACAGGCCTCGTTGCTACAGCTGGTTGGGTGCCGAAGGTAAACTTGAACACAGCGGCTACGCTTGGTCAGTTCATTAAGACGCACACTGTTGCGGGCCAGGCTACTCCCCACTCGACGCTCGCTTCTGGCGACTTCGGCTACGCCTTGGAAGCTTCGGCCACTCCGAAGGCTATCCTGTTCGGTGGGGCTGTGACGGTAAGCTCCGCTGGTATTTCAGACGGAGACAAGGGTGATATAACGGTATCCGCAAGCGGTGCGACGTGGACTATCGACTCCAGCACAATTACTGTGGCTAAGTTGGCTACTGCTGCGAAGACCGGAACCATCACCTTCGTCATCGACGGCGGGGGCAGCGAGATCACCACTGGCATCAAGGGCGATCTTGAGATTCCCATGGCCTGCACAATCACCCAGGCGACTCTCTTGGCAGACCAAAGCGGAAGCATCGTCATTGACATCTGGAAGGACGCCTATGCAAACTTCCCACCAACCGATGCAGACAGCATCACCGCGTCTGCGCCTCCTACGATCTCGACGGCAACGAAGTCTCAGGATTCGACGCTTACTGGCTGGACAACTTCCATCTCAGCGGGCGACATCCTACGCTTCAACGTGGACAGCATCACGACTTGCACTCGCGTAACCCTGTCGCTGAAAGTAACACTGGCTTAATATGTTAAGTAGTATCTTTGCAGGACACAGCCGCGTGTTTGCCGGTGGTGGAGCGGGTTTACCATCTGCCAACATGACGGCGCACTTCGACTTTTCTGACATCTCGACCTTATACAAGACTCGCACCGCCGGAAATAACCCTGGGTATTCGGACGTTGCGACAACGGACGCCGATGTTATTCGGGCGATCAGAAGCATCTACCCGGCAGCCACGTCAGACCTTGTGCTATCAGATGCTAACAACTCCGCCCTCGCTCCAGCACTTCGCCTCACCTCCCCCCTGTTGGGCACACAGTGTTTGGATTTTGACGGATCAAACGATAGGATGGTAGTTTACGACCGCACCATCACAACAGCACGGGTTGCCTCGGTGATCTTTGGCGTGGGAGCTAAGACAGCTTTGATCTCGTTTCGGTGTGAATCCTTACCAGCTTCGCCAAGCACATACCAGCCTCTAATGGCAGATTTAAGTGGTTCGTTTTTTTGGGGTATCTACATATACAACAACGCCGGCACAGTGCAGCTTCTTTTCCAGAACTATGATGGCACCTATGATTCACTGTTTCACGGCACGGTTGCAGCCGATACAAACTATGTTGCTGTAGTACGACACGATGGGACCAACATCTACGCTGCGCTTAACAATGCGTCCGAGTCATCTTTAGCCAGTGGAAATTCTAGCGACTTAGGCAGCGCGTTCTATATAGGTGGGGGTAGCGACTCTTCAGTGTTTAACGGGCGGATAGGAGAAGTTGTAACATACAATGCCGCTCTCACTGGTGGCAATCTAACAGACGCTATCACTTATATGACAGACAAGTGGACTTAGGAGACTCAAGGAGAAATAAATGGCAACTACCATGACGTGGGCTCCCACGAAAGCAAGTAAGAACGCGGTTCAGCCCGGAGCGTCAAAGTCTAGCTCGGCCACTACATATGCCGATCCTACGCTCGCCAGCACCATTGCTCAGGGTGGAGCAGCGAACACGGCAACTGCCTCGAAGAGCCTGCTCGATCTGCTTGGCGATCCCACGGCAAGTTCGGCTTACCAGACTACTCTTAAGGGCATGCTTGCCGACATGCAACCATCAATTGACCAAGGCTACTCCGACCTGTCCGATGCATTCCGTAAGGCTGGCGCACAGCAGAGCGGAGCCTACGGCTCCTCGCTCGCGCAGTATGCCTCCGGGGTTGAGCGCAATCAGCTAGGAGCAGCGGCGGACGCGATGAAAGCGATCCTCCCGTCCCTAGTGTCGGGCTACAGTGGGATGGCTACGCAGACGCCTTCCTTGATGGAGGCCCTTAAGGTGTCGCAGTCGAACAGCGCTTCACAGGCGTATGACCCGAATGCGGCGAACAAGAACAGCGCCATGGGCATGCGGCAGACGCTCCCTAGCGCATCCGGCAACACCCAAGGACGAATCGGCTACACGGTTGGGGGCGGGTATTAAGCATGGACACTCTGCAAGATCTTCTCACGCGCATCGGTGCGGAGCAGGCGACACAGCCTAATCCAGACCAGCTGGAAACGCTCACAAGCCTCGTGCGCCAGAACATGACCAGCGGGCTTGGCGTGAACGAGCAAGGCAACTTGCAGTATGACATGCCGGCCTTCAATCGAGCTGCCGGCTACGCCGGCCCTATGCGGGAGAGCGACAAGCCCTCGCTCATAGCCGCAGCGGATATCCCTGTCTACAACGGGGCGAAGCTTTCTCCTCAAACCCTCGAAGCGCAGCTCATGGCCGGTGGCCCTCTGCGCAGTGTGCTGCCGGCAGACAAGGCTCAGCAGATGGGCTCTGGCATGCAGGCTATGCAGGCCGCCGGCATGCCCGCAGCTGTGCAGGGCAGTGTGGTGCAGAAGCTTTTACAGAAGATGGGCATCGGGCCTGACAAGTTCAGCGATGCTTTCGCTGAAGCACGCGGCAAGGCTCTGGGTGAGCTGGCTGGCGGGGGCGGCAAGCGTAACATTCCTTCGGAAGTGATGCGCTCCATCGGCAAGGAAAACTTTCACGATGCCGTGGACAAGGGCATTGCGGACGGGAGCATTACACCTCAGCAGCAGATGCAGCTCGAATCGCGGCATCAAGCAGCCTGGGCTAAAGGCACTCCTAGCGAGAAAGCTGTTCTCACGCTGGCTTCTGTCCGCACATCAGCAGATGCTCTCGACCGCTTAAAGAAAGCTTACGAAGAGACAGAGGCAGCTAAGACCGGCAGAATGAGCAGCACATTTAAGATTGCGCTTGCTCGGACAGTGGCCGGCGCATCAGGCACAGAGCTGCTTCCCTTCATGGAGAAGCTTACGCCTGAAGAACGCCGCTATGTGGCGGAAGCCAACACGTTCAGCATCAACCTCCGTAACGTGTCGCAGGACAGCCGCTTCAGCAACTTCGACTCTCAGAAAGTGTTGCAGGCCGTGGGCAATCCGCTCATGGGCCGCGACCTTTACATGGATCAATTGGATAGCTCGGGCAAAGAACTCTACCGTCGATACGACAACACTGTGAAAGCGCTGAAAGGTGCAGGCAAGAGGGTGGATGAATTTGCACGAGAAGAAGCTCAACCCGCAGCTAAAAGCGGAGCCACCGGAGCATGGAAGGTGGAAGTGGAGAAGTAAATGGCAACGTACCGAGTCACCGGGCCTGATGGCACAAAGTATCGGGTAGAGGGTCCTGATGGAGCTTCCCAAGAGGAAGTGTTAAGCCAGATCCAGGCCTATCGGCAGGGTCCGACAGAGCCGTCTTACGTGAAGCCCGGTGATGTAGCCGGGGCGAAGCGCAAGCTTGGTGTGTCGGGCGACGTGCAGCAAGGCTTCACGAACGTACCCCAAGCAGACACAAGCGGCAGGGGCCGCGAGCTGCTTGGCGGTGACACGGTGCTCAATCCTATCGTTGGCCCTATCAGCGAAGCCGGCAAAGGCATTGCGCAAGTGGCTGGCGGTGTGAAGGATCTCGTCACCACCAATCCCTTCCAAGGGCCTGATACGCCCGCTCAAGGGCCTATGGACGCGCTGCGCAACATAGCAGCGTCCCCACTTGGGCAGATCGGCCTGGGCGCTGTGCGCACAGTGGCCGCTCCTTTCGCTCCCGTAGCTGACCTTGCCTCTGTGCTAGGCGGCGGTGCTGCGAACCTACTGGACAAAGCCGGCATGCCGAAGACAGCCAACGTGGTGGGCGGTGTGGTGCAATCGGCAGGCGACGTGCTAGGCTCCCTGGGCGCAGCGGGCTACACCAAGCAAGTGGGCAACCTAATCAAGGGCGATCCTCGCACAGCCGACAAGTATCTCAAGTCGTCGCGCATGCGGGCTAGGGAAGCTGAAGACGAGTTGGTGCAGTCGACCAAAGCCACCGAAGCAAAGGTGGCCTCGATCAAAAGCGAGACAGAGCAGGGCAAGCGCTTCGTGAGCGAAGTGGCGGATGAACAGAAAGCTGCCATTCCCACAGCTCAAGAGCTGAAGCAGAAGTTTGCCGCCAATGCTCCTCTTGGCAAAGAGGCGGGGGCAAGCTGGCAGCAGGGCTACTTCCGCGAGCTGGACACCACCAAGAAGAAATTCAATGAGGCGTATGCCGACAAGCTCAACCGGGGAGCAAGCATCGAGACTGTTCCCGAAGACTATCTCGCAGCAGCGAAAGATCTTCGCCAAGCAAGAGGCATGGCAGAGCGTCCTAGCATGGGTCCAGCCGAAGGCGTGGCAGAGCGGCTAAAGAAATACGACAACCTTGAAGACTACATGGACGACACTGCCAAGGCGCTCCGCGAACAGCTCCGCAGCGGTAGTCCAGCGGAGAAAACCTACGCGGAAGATGCCCTGAAGGAATTCCTGGGCAAGGGCGCAAAAGAAATGCCGGAGATCCCCACAGTGCGCGATCTCATATTCGAGCGTCAGCGCTTGAAGGCAGGGCAGCGAGTTGTGTCTTCGGACGCAGCAAAGAATCAATTCGACAGGCTTATCAAGCCCCTCGAAAACGATATCGTCAAAGCAGATGAAACGCTTGCCCGCGAGCTGTTCGCCGTGGACAACGCTTACAAAAAGGAATTCGTTCCCTACTTCAGCAAAGGCTCTGCCACGCGAGCAATCAGCGAGAAAGACCCTAGCGCGGTGGTGGATATGATCTTCCAGCCCACAGTGAAGGGCGGACGCATCGGTAGCACTAGCCGCACCGAGGAAACAATCTCACGAGCGCAGGAGCTTCTCCCCGGCGCAGAATGGGATAAGGTTAAGAAAGCGTTCACGAATAAGTTGATTGAGAACGCCATGGAAGGCGGGGTGTTGAATCAGCAGAAGCTTGTGAAGGAATGGGGCAAGTATTTAGATCCCGCAGGCAGCAACAACGCAGTGCTCCGCAAGGGGCTAGGCGAAGCCGACTTCCGAAGCATGCAAAGCACCATCAACCAGCTTCAGCGCAGCACGCCGCAGGGCATTGATGCTTACGCAAAGGATCTCGTGAAGGGCTTAGAGAAGCAGGGTAAGGTGAGCACGGAAACCGTGCTCGCAGCTCAGAAGACAGTGGAGAAGCGGCTTGTGGAGAAGATAGCGCGGGAGACAGGGAGCAGCACAGAGATGGTTACGAACAGACTCCAAAGCATAGGCTCTGGCGTCTTCGTGTCAGGCTTGCTCCGTGGTAACACAGCAATCACGCTCGAAGGTGCCGGCCTGGTGGTGGGCTCGAAGGCCCTCGCCACAGTGTTGGGCTCCATGCGCGGACGCAATGCTTTCAAGGCTCTACTCCGCGCCGCCCCAGGCACATCACAGCGGGCGGCGCATGCTCGAATCATTCAGCAAGTTATCAACCAAGATGGAGGGAACGAGTAATGGCAGCGAGGCGCAATCAAGTAATGGAAACTCTGAATGAGATTAAAGAAATCATTCAGCGACACACCGAGGCTGACGACCGCAACTTCAAGGAGCTACGTGCTCTCTTCGACGGTACGGACGCCAACCCCGGCATGAGAATGCGTATCGACCGTATCGAGCAGGCGGCTTTAGCTAAGCACAGCCAGTTCAAATACGTGTGGAGCGCAATTGCAACAATCGCAGCAGCAGCTATTGTGAAGATTTGGATTGGCTAGTCTTCGTGAGAGTCCAACCCATCAAATCACAGTAGGTTTGCACGCGGCTGATCTTCCAATTCAACATGTAGGCCGTGATGGGGGCGGAGTGTTTCACCACCCCGTCCCTCACCACGATCCCCACGTTGAAGTGCGGAGCATCAATTTCCCACAGGCTGTTTGGCCCGCTTGATGATTTCAAGAGGATCTCCTTCTCCAACCCAGATCAAAGTGATTTCCTGATTCTCCTCTTCCTTGCACATCCAATTGCTTTCCTTCTCCAGCTCCTCCATCGCCAGCATGTAACGCTTCACTTCCCCGATCAAGTGCTCAATGAGCTTCACGTCGATGCTGTGCCGGTACGCGGCCTCTTGGAGCCTGGTGCGGCGGCACATCTGCTTAGCTCCTGGGAGCCCTAAAGCCCTGTATTGATTGAGGAATTCCCTCACAGTGCGCTTCGGCGGCGTAGCTGGCTTGGCCGGCACCTCCGGGATCGTTTCACAATTATCAATGTTTTCAGTCACTTACAAATCCTCCCTTTCTGGTTGAGGGGTTAGGCCCACCCTAGCCCCCTACGTTAATCCCTGGGCCTCCTGCGAAGCCTGGCGAGCTTTCTTGGTGGCTTGGGCCTTGGCAGCTGCCACTTTCCGGGCTTCCTTGCGTTCCGGGGCCTGGTAGAGCCGGTGGCCTGGGCGCAGGTGCGGCGGCACGTAGGGAGCCTTGCCCTCGTCAATGAGAGCATTCTTGGCGTCCCGCGCATCGCAGCAGGGCAAGCAGATCCGGCATACTCGATCCGTAGGCTTGCCACACCAAGCACATTTCCTTTCACTAAGCTTTGACATCTTCGTGCGCCAGCATTGCGGCATGCTGCCGGCAATACTCCCCCTTCGGTCCCTGTCCCCGCCTGCGTAAGCATTGGTAGGGAATCCAGCCTCCGCTCGAAGGCCACACTTCCATGGCACAGCGTTTCTTGTCTTCAGCTGTGCCCTTGGGATTGCCAGCCCATTCCCCATAGCGCTTGTTCTTCGGCGTGCTCATTATCGTTTGCCTTTGGCATCATCGCAAGCGCTGCACTGATCCGGGTCCGGGTTATCATGCGCCGGCTTGTAGGTGGATTTCCTAATCTCGGTTTCCTTCTTCGCCAGCACATACTCCGCTCCGTTGATGTTGAAGTAGACGGCAGAGGCATGGTCTTCGTCACGCTCGCCGTTGTACCATTGAAGGAAGTGTCTTAGGGCTGATTCACGGAAGCGATCATACTCCTCCATGCCGTTGGCCTTCATCCAATTGCGCTTCGCGTATTTCTTCGCTCCCTTAGTGAGATGCTCCGCCCACCGCTTGAACATAGGGCCGTCGAGCGCCAGGCCAAAGTCGACCTTGTTATCCGTGGTGTCGCGCACCATGCCGCTCTCGAATTGCTGTCTCGCTCCGCTATCCTTCACAGTGAACTCGCTCATTTTCGTTCCTCCACGACAAGAGTTAATTCGGTGCCCGGTGGGAGTATTTTTACTTTCAAGGGACAGTCAGTGCCCCACGTATTGCGCGGGTTGTTCAGGCTGATAAGGCCATGGTAGCCCCGCATGATGAAATTCCCGAAGTAGGTGCCCGGTTCTTTCACTTGAGCAACGTCCCCCAACTTCATGTCAAAGGCACGGACCACTTGCGCCGCTTCAGCTGTTATTTCAACCTTCATTTGCCTAGCTCCTTTTCATCGAACACTTCTTCAAGCACCGGCTTCCGCACGATATGCTTTGTCTCACGCGGCATCACCATGACACGTCCCTCTCCGTTCCCGCGATCCACCCACATGCCTTTCTGGGGCTCAGGAGCGCAGGCAGCGAGCCCGTCATCGACCACAGCAGGGTCGATGATCATAGGCGGCGGAGCCGGATGACGGGGCACGCTTGCCACGGTGAGCATTTCCAGCAAGGTGTCGAGGATCACATGCCCTTCCGGGATATCCTCTTTGAGCGGGCATTCCGCTCTGATACGAGAGCGGATAGCGTCCAGCTCCATCACGAAGTCAATCCACTTCATTGTGCTTCTCCCCCTTGGCGATCTCGGCTAGATAGTAGACGCATTCATCCCAATCAGCAAACTCTTGGTCAGCCAGGTAGTGGAAGACGTTGCTTGGCTTGCCGATAAGCCAAAGCTGCTTGTGCTGAAACTCGCCCAGGGCGAAGCCCCATTCAGCATTCTTCCCCCCGGTGCTCTGCCGGTTGTCAAGGATGATAAGGTCGGCTCTGCCCACTTCGCAGAGATCCTTGATGGCAAGCTTTTTCTTGAACGTGTCATCGTCCATGCCGGCTGGCTTCGCTACCTCTTGAAGCCAGGTGCCGGTGATTTCATGCCCTTGCGCCCACACACGATGCGCCTCGGGGCGCAGGGCGGCTTGATCGGTGAAAGAACCTGCAATGTAAATCCTCATTAGATCCCTCCATTTTCGTATCGTTTTCGTAGCTCGTAAGACACCACTTCCACAGCAAAGAACACTTGCCACGCCAGCTCATAGGCAAGGCGGTCATCGGGCTCCATCACCTTTGCCCACAAGTCAGTGGTCATTTTCCGGTAGATGCTATGGGCCGTGGTCCAGCGGGGCTCCGTATGCCACTGATCCATCATCTGCTTGTAGAAGTAATAGCAGCGATCTCCGGCTTCCACAACGGGAAGCGAGTAGAGCCCGTGGGCGTCGATCTGCTTCCGGCGTTCCTTTTTGATGAACGGCATTATTCCATCTCCTTTTGCTTCTCCGGTTCAAGCACAGTTATCTCCGTGATTAGCGCTTCGTGAACGTATCCATACATGCCCTCACCTGGCTTCTCCTCGCCAGGGTCGTAGCCTTCCGAATGACGTAAGCGTACCACTTCCTCTTCGATGTTATCGATACGCCCAAACTCAACCCACGTTGCAAGAGCCTTAAGGCCCTTTGGTGCTTTCTCAATGGCATATCGATCTCCCCCTATCGGGTCCACCCACTTCAGCGAAACGATCTTCCCAATATAAGCACGCGGTACACGCATGTCAAGCCCTCGCTAGAAAGAAGTTTGCCACAGCGTAGGCCACATAGGAGCAGGCCAGGAAGTAGCTACCCTTGCCAGCTTCATGGACCGCAGCGCCAACGTACAACAACCCGGCTGCAATGGTGAACCAATTCATTTCGGCTTCCTCCGCAGAGGACAGTCGGCGGTGTCGTGCTCTTTGCTTTCGCAATGCCAGCATTTTCCGTTCATAGTTTCCCCCCTTGGTATAGGTCCATACTGTGCTGGCAAGCTGTGTTGAAGCAAGCCCACCGGATGCAGAAGCTTAGCGCCACCCTGGTAAGGATGGTGTTGCACTTCGGACAGATGATCCACTTTCTCCACTTCACAGCTTGCCTCCCTTAAAGAGCGAGATAGTTCGACTACAGTTGACGTTGATGCAGATGTAAGATGTATGCGTCACTGCCGTGACACGCTCCATCAGGGAGCCGCAGGCTCCGCATACTCGTAGCTTCGGCATCGCTTGGGAAGGCCGCTTAGGGCAGTCTTCCTCGTGCTCCTGCATGGCCTTCAGGGTGCAGTAGCGGTTGCTTTCACAGTGCCGGCACTTCTGCCATTCCAAGCCTTCCGGCATTACTCCTCCTCGTAGATCTGGTAGGGGCCAGCTGCCCCCCTCGCATAGAACTTAATCACTGCCCCGTCGAATGTCAACTCTGCCGTAGGCGAAGGCTGTCTGAATTCGTTCTTCGGCAAGAAGAACACCACCGGGTAGTGCCCCACGTCATAGGGCAAGAACGCTCCGCTCTTGAAGATTAGCAGTGCTTTCATCGAGCCTCCGGCACCGCTGTTAAATCAGCAATGAAGTTACCTTGCGGATTAAGTCGCACAGAGGCCACCGTCACTTCCTGCTTCATCACTTCTTCGTTCAAGTAATAGGTGATAGCCTTGCACATCTGCTCTTGTGTAAAATGCAGTTCGTCCACTTGCATCACTTCACCCCCTTAGTGTCTTTGCCCCAGGCTCCGCAGTCGTTGCACTGGAAGCGTTTGTAGCGCTGCGTGCCGGTGAAGGCCACGCCATGGTATTGGACGTTCCCCCCGCACTTGGGGCACGTCTGCCGATCCTCTTCGAACGACATGCGAGGATGGGCATTATCGAACGGGAGCAAGCGGTAGTACAGCTCTTCGAGCGCAAGCACGTCCCCCTTGCAATACTCCGCCATTTCCTCCACGGCTTTCATGTCACCCTGCATAGCTCCGAACCACCACAGCGGCCAGCCAGTGCCTTTCTTGATTTTCTTGTGCTCCAAGTTGAGCGTGTTGCCCAAGTTGTCGAGCCGGTTGGAAGAGTAGTTTGCTGCCTTGCGAGCAATCATGCAAGTGTCACGCATCTTCGTGAACGGAATAGCAGGCAGCTTGTGAATCATCAGCCGGCCTTGGATGAAGCGCCGGTCGAACACAGAGCCGAAGTGGGCCACGGTGAGATCCGCTTCCTTGTAGATCTCGGAGAACTCTTTGAGGAGCGGGCCATCGTTGAACGTCTTGAGATCCTTCTTTTTGATGCAGAGGATCTTCACCTTGTCTTCGTAATTCCACTTGTAGCCCACCATGAGGCAGAAGCCCAGGTCGGATTTCAGTGCGTTGACGCCGGCAGTCTCGATATCCCAGAAGAGTATCTTAGGCTTGTTCACTTGTTCTCCTTACGAACTTTATTTTCTCGTTTCGTTTTGGTGTCGTGGCAGTCTTTACAAAGGATCTGAAAGCCATCGGGTCCGCAAAACATTCTCGATATGTATTCGTCAAAGCCTTGCCAGCCTTTCTTCGGGTCAACCACTGGCTTAATGTGGTCAATCGACACTTGCTGGCGAGGGTAGGTTTCTTCGCAGCCCGCGCATTCATAGAAGTTCCTCACTCGTGGATATTCCTTTTGGATCGCGCTGCTCTTGCCCACTTCCACCTTTGCATCCCGCAAGCAGGCGTTACGCGGGGGCCAACGGTACGATGCTTTACGCAGGCTCCAGATCACCCACGTCTTCAGGTCTACAGGCTTCATCTTATGGGTCTTTCCTCATTGAACCAAAACTCCCTTGTTTGATCGCGCACAAGATCGATCACATGACCTTTCTTCGTGCCGTGTCTGTTCTTCACGATATGCACTTCGACAGGATCGTTCTCGTCGGCATCATCATCTTGGAGGAGCTGCATGCACAGGGAGCCCGCATACTCGATATCACCGCTACCCTTGAAGCCGCCCATGGTGGCCTCTCCGTAGTGGGCTCTGTTCTGCTCGCTGATCGCAAGCACGATGATGTTCTGCTTCGTGAGATTCTTGAATTTGTGAATCCAGCTGTCCAGGCTTTCCTTGCGATACTTGATGCTGGACGGCAGCGTTTGCAAGCTGTCTATGGCGATAAGCAGCGGGCCGTCGCCATGCTCCCTACGCACCGCATGGATATCATCTTCCAGGGTGTGGATGTTGTCCCGCAGATGGAAGCGGCTGGTGAGTTTCTTGAACTTCTTAATGTCCCCCTTCGCTATGCGCCGCACACGGTCGATTAGCCACACGAAGCCGGTGCCGTCAAGATCGTAATACAAGCTAGGCACCTTCTGCCCTGCGTCCAGCGCGAGCTGGAAGGCTAAAGTAGATTTACCAAGACCAGGCTCTCCACCAATGATCCAAACGCCGATAAGACCGTTTGTGGCGTCTGACAAGGTAGGGAGCGAGTTGAGGGGCACTCCGGTGGGAGGAACCGGAAACTCTGTATCCACTGACGCAGATAGCGCATTGAGTTTGTCTCCGTTATGGGCGGTGATATTCACAAGCCCCTCGATCTCCGCCACATCAAGGTGCCCGTTGGTAAGCTGCTCGCCGGCAGTGTTGATAAGCCTAACGAGCATCTGCTTCTCACGAGCGGAGCGCAGTATGTCCTGCACTTCCCGGCCTGTCTCCAAGCTATCGAACGAGCGCAGATAGGATTTGAAATCATCAGGGTCGACTCCAAACAAGTTCTGTGCCGTCAGATAGATTGAAGCAGGGGGAAGTGGAGGCTCCACTTTCTTCTTCTTCAGCAAGTGGCAGATGCTCTCATAGGCATGTCTCGCCATGGGAGACAGCTCCTCGGGCGAGACAACATCAGGCCGGCAGATGCCTTCCGCGATGCTGCGTAGAAGTGCTTTCTCTAGGTCAGCAGCCAGCTTGATTTTCATTAGTCAACCACCGTCGCGTAGAATGAGAACGGCTTCAGAGCCTTCCGATCCTTACGAAGATCCGACACGTCGAAATTACGGATGAAGCGGTCGGCTTTGGTCGGTAGCGTAAGCTGCATGTCGTCCATGTTGAAGTACACCGAGGCCTGTCCTACGTCAACGTGAACACCCTCGAAGCCTTTCCTGCGCTTGTACTTGCGAATCAGGGACAACGCAATCGCACAGCTGCCCGGATCACCACACACGCCCTTGTTGATATCGGATTGCTCGACGTTAATTCGCACTTTCACTTTGCCACCTTCCTTCCCTTGGCGATGAAAATGTCTAGGTCTTCGGGCTCGATAGCAGGAATCCAAAGCACCACACCCTCGACGTTGTTCTTGTCGCTGGCTACGATGTTGACATGCGCTCGCCAGTGGGTGTCCCCAATATCGGAAAGCGAAATCTCTTTGCCGGATCGCATCGTTTCGATTAGGTTCTTCTGGTCCGGTGCAGGGTACGGTTTAATCTCTCTCATGTTATTCTTCCTCCACTTCTGCCTGTTTGCGTTTCGGGTCTTGAAGCCATGGCTTGCATTTGTCGTACCAAGGGCAATCCTTGCACATCCATGCAGGGCACAGCTCTAAGGTGCTATGTTTACCACTCTTCACCGCTTTGTCAAGGGCTGACGAAATCTTTTTGATGTTCGCCACTTCAGCCTTGCGCTCCGCTGCCGTCATCTTCACCGTGTAGAAGCGCAGTGACGGTATCTTGCGGAAGCCATTCTTGAGCCCCAGGAAGAACACCAGCAAGCCCCCCTTCTCGGAGTCCATGCAAGCCTGGTATTTCGACAGCTGCTTTAGGTAGGCCTCGAAGCCTTTCTTGAGATCCTTGGGCTCATACTCGGACCTCGACGTTTTTATCTCCCACGGGTAGGGCATGCGCAGGTCGGGGGAATAGTAAATCCCATGCTTCATAAATTCCCCTGCATCTACGCGATCTCCCTTGGGTTTCTCCCATTTGCCAAGGCACGCTTCGAGCATGCCGTGGTGGGCTCTGCCGGCAGTGAAATACAAGGCCTGCAAGTTCGTCATCGGTTGCGGGTCTTTGCGCTGCCAGTAGCTTTTCCGTGGATAGAGCAAGTCCGAGACATGCCACTTATCCAAGGAGCGGGGAGCCCTCGACAGATGGGCTTTGATCTTTTCCAAGATCTTTTTCTCGATCTCGGGGGCTCGCTCAATCTTCATTTGAACCTTTCTCCCGTCAGCTGGTTGTACTCGGCGGGGGCAGCGCCGGCTTCCAGGTCTGCCAGCCGCTTGTTAATCCCCACTATGTCACTCTCTATGCTCTCCTTGTGTCGGATAAGCGAGGCCGCTTCCTTCACACGCGCAGCATGAAGATCGTCAGTCACTTTTCTTTGTGCGTCAGCTATCACGCCCATCTTTGCCCTCCAATGCGTTTTCTAAGTCACGCCGGTATAGGTTTAGTGCAAGCAGCCGGTCGGCTCTCACGAGATCACCCACCTGCATGCGCTCCATTTGTAGCTCCGAGAACTTCCGCAGCACCGTGACAAGATCACGGGCTACGGAGAGGCGGAGAGCCACGCTGATCGTGGCTTCCGCTTTCTTCCGTGCCGCCATGTCTAATCGAAATCCCAATCGGATTTCTTCTTGCTCTTCTTAGCGGGCTTCTCCTCTTCTTCCTCTTCCTCGTCAACCGGCTTGCGCTTCTTCTTCGCTGCCGGCTTCTCTTCCTCTTCTTCTTCCTCGTCGCGGGCTTTAGCTTTGCGCTTGGAGCCCCATTCACCGTCCTCGTCTTCGTCTTCGTCACGGCTACGTTTCTTGCTATCGTTCTTGAAGAGCGACAGGCTCACGCTCATATCGTTCTTCGCAGCTTTCTGTAAGAAGCTGATGAACTCTTCAAGGTAGTTCTCTTTGAGAGAACCACGGGCCATGGGGCCATTGTCGGCCAGCCACAGGCCAGCGCTTGGGCCATTGACGTATTTGCCCTTACGAGGCGAGACACTTGCACGAATCGAGAACTCGGGTTTGTTTCCACCACTGCGTTTGAAAGCCATGCTTCCTCCTATTTGAGTTTAATGTTGTAGACCAACTTTTCAATCGTCGCCCACGCTTCTTCCGGGTACGGCTTCCTGTACTGATTCAGGATATACCGCACATCTCTGATCGTAGTCTTGTACAGTTCGAGCTGTTCGTTCTCCTTTTCTGCTAAGTCAGTGCTTAGCGGTTTGTCTTCCTCATACGGTTCGTCGCGTCGTCGCTTCATTTCGCATCCCCCCACGTTGGTACTGTTTGAATGTCCATCTTAAGCTTGATATCCCAATCGGGAACAAGCCGGCGAAAGGATCGCACGTTCTCCATGCAATCTCGCATGATCTCCAGATCACGCTTCCCTGTAGACGGATGCATGTCAGCGTCCAGCTCGTCATGCACTTCATTGAACACCGGGGAGCAGGGCAAGTCCCACGGCTTCTCAAGCAGGGCTAGATGCCAATCAGCATAGCTCAGCTTGTGCTCTTTGAGGAGCGCTTCTTCGTAGTCGACAATTGCGGAGCCCGTGATATCACTGGCGCAGCTTTGGATGGGCTGATTAACCGCTGCATTTTCAACATGCCAGAACCCTTCAGAATCCCGTCCATGGTGGGGAAGGTGCCGAACACGTCCACTTGGAGAAACAACTTTTTGGGTGTCTTCCACTTCGTAGATACGCTCCCGTATATATCGAGCGAGCCCAGGGAACATACGAAGGTATCTCTTACGCTCTTGAACGGTTCGTTTGACGTGCTCATCCCAATCCTCCGAGAACTTAAAATCGTTTCGATACCACAGATCATTCGCCAGCTTCCAGGCCTTCATGTTGTAGTTGAGGCCGAGCACGATGATCTTCGTCGCCTTGTACAAACTGGAGCCGTCTTCCACATCCTGTCCCCAGAACTCCTTGGCGATGCCGATGTACCCTTTGCCGTTGAGAAAGTAGTCAAGCAGCTTTTCGTCCTTTGCTCGCCAGCCCATGATAACCATCTCAAGCTTCGAGAAGTCGGCTACAGCCACCTTGCCCTTCTTCCACCGCGACACGATCATCTTGCGAGCCTTGGGGTGCCAGTTCTGCATGTTGCGGCCTTCTGGATCATCCTCTTCCACGCCACCGCTTGCTCGCCGGCCTGTGCGGGCCTTAAGTGGAATCACCCAACAATGCAAGAGTCCCAAGTCTTTGCGCCCAGGGATAGGCTCGATCAACTCCCCCACGCTTTTACGCGCATTCTTCTTCCGGTCGGCTTTGCCAATCCACGTACTCAACAGCTTGTCCACTGCGTTGAACGCAATGAAGTCGTTGATGAATGGTGAATCACCATGCTCTTTCAAGAGCCGCTTCAGCGTAGGCTTGTCGATAGCCGGCAAGTTGTCTTTGCGCGTCTTCACCAGCACCGGATACTTGAGCCGATCATAGATCATCTCTCTCGCATGCTCATCCATCGTGGCGGAGAATTGCGTCATCCCCGCTTTCAAGGCCTGCTTCATCAACTTGTCATGCAGCATGGCCGCTTCCTGCGTCCATTGCTTGCTCAGGGCAGCATAAGTGCCCCGGTCGACAGCAGCGCCAGCGAGCCCCACACGATGCAGGCTCATGGCGATTTGATGCGTGAAAGTGATTAGGTCGCTCATTCCATGCTCTTCTTCTTACAAGCCGCAACAATCACACCCGCTCCGATGAAACAGAAGTAGAGGCCCCAGGAGAGAACCACCGGGCTCAGCACAAGCAGCCAGGTCCAATCATCAAGGTGCCCTGTCAGCTTCAGGCCGATGAACATCAATTGCAACCAATTAAGAAAGTTCACTTTGTAGATCCTCCGGTTGAAAGGCAGCGCATAGGAATTGCCACTGCTCGTTAGTAAGAAGCCCACCATCGCGCAATGCGCAGAAGTAGCCAAGAGCCCATTCATCCATCCAACAGGGCGACAGGATGAAGTTGCCATGCTCCCGATAGCGGAGCACCACTTCTGCGAACAGTTCGCAGTTCTTGATCTCGCTAAGCGTCATTGTCGTCCAGGAAATACTCATCGACCAGCTTGGGAGCATAGCCGAGCCCGATCAATGCCGGCTTCACCAGCACTTCGAGCATCTGATCCATATCGAGATCGTCAGTAGGAACAGTGATCGTGATCGTGGGATACGGATACTGCGTTGCTGGATTGTGTTTCTCCGTTGGGGTAAATCTAATTTCCATCGCTTTCCTCCGAGTCGTCAACTTTGAGCGCTTCGATAAGCGCTATGTACAGTTCGTTCTGTGCTTCCTCTTCCTCGTCACCGGGGGGCATCGGACGATGCTCCAGCTGCGTCAAGATGTTCCGCGCTGTCTCGATCTCCAGCTCTACACTAATCAGCCGCATCAAGCTTCTCCTTAAAGTATTTCGCCAGCATGATCGTTGCCCAGGCGTCGAGCCGGCAGCGGGCGATGCGCTGCTCCGGGCTCCAATCCGCCGCGTTGCCTGTAGCCTTAATCAGTTTCTCAGTCTCGGCTTTCCAGGGGTCAGTGTTGAACACTCCGAGCATGAGGGTTTCGAGTCCGTAAGCCCCCTTTCCTTTGTTCTCGTCGTACATCCGAGCAAGTAGCAGAGAGTCCGCAAGATCCAATCCACGAAGCCAAGTATCTTTTGCAAGACCCAGGCGGACAAGATAATCAAGATCCCCAGGTACGCTATGTCCAACAATAACATTGGCGTTCCTCAGCACCTTTGATAGCTTGGTCTTCCAATCACCCTTGTCCGTTTCCCAGGCTGTTGCACTATGAATGTCGGATACCCCCACAGTGAGAAGCTTACCTGCACTGTCGTATTCGGTATCAAAGCCAACCGCTCGACTTGACGGACAGCCTTCACGAACCGGGTCAAGGACTTTATTCCGCAATCGTCTGAAGTCATCTTCGATCTTCTGCTCATAGTGATACTGCCCTTCAATCACCAGGCTTGGGTGATACGTCACGTAGCACTGAAACGGTAAAGCGCTTTCCTCGATTTTTGGTAATGTTCGTTTCGCCATTATTCCTCACAGCTCTCATTGCCACGTCCCCCACCGCGATAGCATACTTCGGCTTCAGTGCTCCCAAGGC